GTCTCAGTTAATATGTCCTCCTGTTCGAATGCATTCTGGGCTATGGCTCCTGTGAAGTGGGCATCCTTGTCCGAGCGTATTCGGAAGACCGCGACTCTTGCCATGAACGATCATCTCCTCTTCATGACAAAGTCTAGTATCCGAATACCAAGCACAGGACGACTCCGCAATCCGTCGTCGCTACTGACTCGACCCCGATTGTTGCCGAACCCCACGAGTGAATCTTGGCTCCGTCCCAAGAGAAGGTAAGACCCTTCTCATATGAAACGGGGAAGAGTTCCTCGATCTTGCCGAACCCTACGTCTGCGGCTGAGATTGGTTCTCCACTCGCCGTGTACGACGTGATGTCGATCAGGACGAACTTGTACTTCAGGTCTCCACTCACATGGGGAAGACCGACTCCTGTTATTGTGTTTGTCATCACTCATCGCCTCCGATGATCTTCCTGGCGATCTTCGCCACCTTCTTAGGGAGATCGATGACCTCCCACGTTTCCGGATTGCTCTCTGCCATGCCCTTGAACATGGCGAGATCATCCTCGTTCGCAACCTCCACGGGGAGATTCTGAATGAACTCGTAAGGCGTCGCGGCCCTGTCCATCTTGACTCCTCGATGGAGGACTCTCTGCATCCCTCCCTTGTAGACTACCTTCATCCTTGATTCCTCCTCGAATGAAATGGTTTAGAGTAGGGGGTTAAACCCCTACTTGAGGTCTCTCAGCCTTGCGTGGACCTTCCTGTTGGTCACGACGAGTTCACCGATGCCGTACCAGACTCCCCGGATGTTGTGCCCGACCTGGAACATGTCTGCGGACTCGTTGTAGCTCACCGGCAGTCCCCAGAATATCCCGAGATGGTCGTTGTCGTACATCGTGATCGGGGTGATGGTATCTCCGGTCTTGTCCACCAGATCATGCCTGATAATCGGGAATCCATCGAAGGTGGCGATCTTGCCCCCCATCTGAATCCCCGGGCCGACGACGACTCCATCGCCGACGGTCATCTGGTAGGCCTCCATCGAGTACCTCATCTTCGCGTCCTCGATCTCTGACCAGCGACTCCATGTGTCGAACCCTGTGAGATACCACTTGTTGTCCATGGACTCCCAGTATGGTTCGACAGTCTCCCTGATGTCGTTGATGAGCTGTAGCGTCAGGTCTCTGTCTGTTCCGCTCGTCGCTCCGAGGTATGACCCCATGAACGACGTCTCGGTCGAGACATCGATCCCGTACATGTCCTCATCGCCAGTGGTGTATGTCTGTTGTGTGGTCTCAGTCGTGGTCGCCGGGACTCTTCCCAGAGACTCGAAGTTCAGTACCGGGAGGTCGTTGTAGTTTTTGAGCAGGTCTGCCGTGAGGGCACGCCAGAAGTCCTTCTCCACGACTCTCCTGTTCTGATCGACGGCGACTCCGTCGGCCAGTTTTGCCAGAATCTTCAGTCTCTGAGTGTAGTCTGCGACTACCTCAATCTCCTTTGGGCTCGGTGCGATCTCCAAGTACGCCGGTTCGACTCCTGTCCCGAGAGCCGCGCCCTCGGCGATTCCGATTGAACTTGCCACCGATGCTGTCTTCACGATTCTGAATCCCTGCCTCGGCCATGCCTTCTTGGGCAAAGCTCCGAGAGGGTCTGTCCTCGTGGCATACGCCATGAACACAGCCATGTCATAGACTGCATTGATGGCCCCTGTGTCAGCTGTTCCCAGAGCGGCCTTCGCCAACTCATCGACCAACTGAAGCTCCGCATTTCTACCGTCGAGGGTCGGGGACTTGATCTCCAAGGCTTGCCGGACCCTCTCCTTGTAGAAGTCTTCGACGCCCATCCCTGAGTCATCGAAGAACGTCATCTTGTCGTAGACGCTCATCTCTGGTCCCTCCTACTTCTTCGGGGCGATCAAGCCCAGGACATCATTCGCCGAGTTGATCTTCGACCAATCAATCGCGGCATTCTTGATGTCTTCTGGCGACTGCCCCCTGCTCTTCCCTGACCCTGCGGGTTGTCCGATCTTCCCCTCTATCCCGAGTACCCTCTCGGAGAGTTCGGAGAATTTCTTGCCCCAGTCTTCGAGGGCCTTCTTCATCTCTTCGCCGACTTTGGCGAAGTCCCCCTTGGAAGTCTTCAGAGTCTCCATCTCTGCCTTCAGAGATGCAATCTCCACTTCCTGAGCCTTAATGAGGGCCATGTAGTCCTCAGTCTTCGGCTCCTCCTTCTTCACTCCCTCAGCCGGAGGGGGTGCTTGTTTCTCTGTGGTGTCCTTTGGCTTGTCGGCCATTGTAACCCCTTCCTTGTCAACGCCCCCTCCAGGAGGGGTCGCTTGACCTTGACCCTTGCCCATCGATTCCTGCTGGGCCGGTGGACCACTTGCCCACAGCCATCCGCAGAATTCCTCTGGAACATCTGCAAACGATTGTGCGCGGCCTATACAGGCATCCCACCAATCCTCAGGAGGACGTCCGTCCTTCTTGATTGTATCGCCATCCCACCAAGGAAATAGAACTGTCATGGACTTGGCATTCTGCGCTGCCGCATGGGCGATCTTGGCGCATTTCTCCTTATCTGTTACACCTTCACTTTCCTGATTTTCACGACAACCAGCATACACATGCGCGAGAACAGTTTTCTGGTGATCTGTGTAATCCGATGCTGGTTCGGGTGCTTCAAATCCCCCATATCTCTGACCTGCCGCTTTCCCTTCTATCGCGCGCATGATCGTGGCACAATAGGCCTCCGGGTCTTCCTTATCGCTGTTCGCCGCCACACACGCAGCAAAATCCTTGTAGCCACCGAATGGCTTGCTCAGTGCCGCTTGTAGTTGTGCATTGATATCAGTCACGGCCACATTTGTATCTATTCCTGCGGCCTCAAGTTTGGCTAGAAATTCGCGGCATTTCGGGCACTTGACTATCAGTTCTGTAATGGGCATGCCCTTCGCCATCGCCACGATTGCCTTGTCAGTTATCCTCAGTCTGATCTTCTCTTCCATCTTCCTTTCCTCCGAATACTCCTTTGCTAATCCAAACTTTACGATCACCTTCGTCAAGTTCCTTATCTCGGCGTCCCCGCTACCAAGGGCCTTTTCAATCCAGTACTTTTGAGACCAGACTTCCGGGCCCAGACTCTTCGCGAACGATACCCTGTTGACAGTCGCTCCCACATTCGCAGGGTCTTGCCCGACCCATCCCACTGCCCACAATCCGATGTCCGTGATCTTCTTGAAGCATCGATTGTCGATGCAGACAGTGGACTTCCCGGTCGGGACTCCTCTGATCGAACTCGAACCCTTTGTACCATACCTTTGGAGAATCTTCCAGACTTCATCATGGTACGGAATACCTGAAGTCTGAGAATCGAAGATGCCAAACTTCGCCTCGGCATTCCCTCCTCTGAAACGGAACCCTATCGGCTTTCCGATCACGAGGTCGGAATGATACCATGTATAGACCCCATTCTCGTTGAACCAAGGCATGATCTGTTTGAAGGTCTCTTCAGTCAGAAGTTCATTCTGAAGATCAACCATAGGACTTGAGATGAACGACTCGATGATTCGGCCATTCGGCCAGGGTTTCTCTCCTTGCCACGGAATGTCTTCCGGCATCAGGTTTCCCTCCGATCTAGGGCCTCTTGGATTCGGGCGTTCATGATTCCGTCGATCTCGGGAATCGTTTCATCTACTGACTCCCCGAGATACCGATAGGCCTTTGTGCCCGGATGATGGACGGGCTTTGTGGTGAAGACCCAGCCAGTCGGCTTGATCTTGACCCCTCCTGGCCCGGACTTGTATCCGAAGACCATTGCCTCTGTTGACCACGCGAGGAACGGTTTGGTCTTCGGGGCGATGATGTGCGGCCTTGTCCCTCTCTCTACATATCCGGCATAAGGCGCGTTGTACCCAACGATTGCGAACATGTCTCCATATCTCACATTCCCGGTTCCTTTCAGATGGCCGGTCTTCACGTTGACCTTCCACTGCGACTTGGCGAAGATCGAATCCGCAACGTCATAGAGTCCCAGTTGAGTTGCCTCAGTGACGATTCCCGGTGTCTGCTGCAACTTGACAACTACCTCGTCGGCATTCGTCTCGATGTTGACCTTAATCATCCCATCGCTCCCATTGAAGAAGCGGGTCTGCGAACCCAAGTGCATCTGCACATCGGGTGCATATAACCCTTGCCCCCATCTGCCTGTCTCATCCCCTCGAATGTGTACGGATTCCCAGTGAAATTCCGAATGACTCCATCGACCTCGACGGTTCCCCCGAAGGCGACGGCATTGCATATTTCGCAAGTCCTCGGGTCGTGGGCCGGGACGAACTCGAAGACGTCGTCAGGCGCGGCGATCTTCTCCCATCTCGATCTCCTGGCGAGGTTGGTTATCCTTGACATCTCCGTCCTGACGATTCTCTCAAGTTCGAACTTCGTTCCCGAGATGACCTTCGCCAATTCGTTCTTCAGTTCGGCTATTGTGAAGCCACCCGGCGTCTTGTACTGGGTCTCGATTACTTCGAAGAGATTCTTCCTCTGGTCTCCAACGAATCTCTTCAGAGCAGATTCTATCCCCATCGGGTCAACCCTCATGAACTCCAAGGCATCTAGATCGGTTTGCATGAAGGCGGGGTCCCAGCCTTCCTTGTTCGCTCCCTTGTCGAGAACCTCCGAATAGTAGTCGATCTCGAATTGTCTCGCTTCCTTGATGATCTCGGTTTCAAGATCGAGAAGAGCGAGTTCCACTGTTCTTCTGTAATCACTGGCATTCTTGGCGAGACCTATCTTCCCGATTGCTCCCTCTCTGATCGAGAGAAGGTTGTCGAGGAACTTCTTCTCGGCGATTGAGATGCCCTGCGGCACACCTTCTCCTGGCGGCGCATTCCTCGGTAAGAGAGACTTGGAGGCCTGTTTCTGGCCCTCCTTCGGTTTCTCTTCATTCATCGGCTTTTCATCACGGGGGAGTTCCTGACCTTGTATCTGAGGATTCTGTTGAATGGGTTCGGGATTCCTAATCCTGAGTTCCCAGTTCTCATCGATGATGGCATCGACTCCCTGAGACCTCAGAGTCACGAATGTTTGGGCCTTGACCTGCTCGATCTGTGACTTCCTCATGAGGTCGTCCTTCTTCGGCGACTTCATCTGGAACTTCCACGATTTGATTTCCTTGAAGAGGGGCAGAACCTTAAGGTTGAAGAACTCGTTCATCGAGGCCTGGTCGTCGGCCACTGTATCCATCGAGACCTCGATAGTCTCGGTCTCCTGACCTAGCTTCCCCGGTGTCTGGACTCCGAGCATGTTCAGAGAGACTCCCATATTGATGGCGATTGCCTCTCGGTAGAACTCGGCTAGACTCCTTGCATCGAGATCGACAAGTGAGTCGAGAAGGTCGATCACGACGGGGGCTTCCTCCGTCCCAATCATGAGGTTCCTGCGAATCTCGGGGTTCTTCTTCTTCTCCTCCGAAACCGATCTCAGCATATCGTTGACTATGACCTGGGACATCTTCGGAAGAGCAATGATCTTGTCTGCGCTCGTGTTGTTTGCATAGGCCGAGTACTGGTATCTCTCCATCCACTTGATGACCTGGCAGACATACCAGACTCGTTGAACCTTCGAGACTCCTCTCTTCCTTCGACCATACGCCCGGGACAGATTCGAGAGAATCTCTCCATCAGTCCACCGAGCGACTATCTGTTCTCGGTCGTCGACTTGAATCCATCGAGTCTCGACTAGAGGTTGCCCACACTTGGGGCATGACTTGATCGAGTCGGGGTAGTGAATGTCGGGGCCTCCCGGCTTGATGCACTCCTTACAGAAAAACTGCGCTGGTGTACTATCGGCCTTCTCCCTCATGTATTCAGACGGGAGAGGCCACAATGCCGTCGGTCTTCCCAACGGGTCGGGAATCATCTCAAGGAACCAATCGGCGGTGGCTGTCTTGTACCACGCAATCCCTTCGAGAATCGCCTTGATCGAGTATGCGACTGTGCCATCCTTCCCTTCATTCGGCTTCTCGAAGAGGGCCTTGATTCCATCGAGTTCCCTTTCCAGAACCTGTCTGTTGACTTCCATCTCGGGTTCCTTGAGGACGAAGTCATATCCTTCCCTAGTATCTTCGAGAACGATCTTGTCAGTGGCCGTGCCGACCATCCACTCATTCATGACCAGTGAGACGAGTTCCTTCGGATTCCTCAGAGGCACGAGGAATCCATCCTTCTCGATAGCGGCGACGGCCATCGGTGTCTCTGGTCTCGCCCTCCCTTGAGGGGCTTCGGCCTTCGGTGCGGCCTTCGACAATCCGACAAAAGCTCCCCGCAATCTATCGACTAATCCCATCAGTTGACCGATATGCGGCTCTGTTGTACTTAAGTGCTCGTTCAATTCGTCGGAGAAGGTTGCGGCGGTTGGAGTCGAACCAACTACACGGGGGCATGAACCCCGCAGTTTGACCGATAGCCTACGCCGCAGTTATGAAGGGTGCGCCGCTTCATCCTGCCACACTGAGTTGGCAGTGCTCACCACTCCTTCGTCAGCGGCGACTTACCCCGGTTGGAATCCTGATCTCCCCATCGAAGAGATTGGAATGTCGGGGATGTTGGAAATGTTGAGATTTCCTTCGATTTCCATCGAATTGTCCTGACAGTCCGGGGAAGTTCGAGATTCCTTCATTTCCCCGGAATTGTCCCGACTCCTCGGGATTCTTCTAGGAATGTTACACTGCCCGAGATTGTTAGAATATCGCCTCCTCATTACTTAAGAACTGCGCCGATGGGAGTCGAGGGAGGAAAAGTTCGAGAGGAGAGGATTGAACCTCTGCCTCATGCGAGGTTCTTCGAGAGATTGATTTGTTCGACCCCATCAGCGACTATGTCATTGTTTCCTCGATTACTTAGACCCTCGGCTGACCAATCAGAAAAATAGAGGGAAAAGGTTTCAGTCCTGTTCAAGATAACAGGATTCTTGGACATCCCTGAAGGCGATCCCGGCGATCTTCACCATGCGAGTCTTGTGAAAGGCGATTCCGGTCTTCTTCCCATCCTTGTCTCTCGCGTACCAATGAATCGTCTCTGCCGTCTTCCCGCACTTCGGGCATACTTCAGATGCCATCGAAGTGCTCCGGCTTGAGACCTCCCGCAATCTCCTCGACCAGACTCACTCTCTGTATCATGAGAAGAGGATGCTTCGCCTCGAATGCTCTCGTCTTCTTCCATGCCTCTTCCCGAGACTCGGCAATCACGTAGGCCTCAAAAACAGCGACCCACAGTTTGGTCCCCGATCTCGACTCAGGGTCTTGCCCAATACTCTTGGCACTTTCGTTCCCAGTCATCGAAGTCCTCCGATTTCGGATGATGGATGAGACCCATCATCTGATAGGTCTTCCCAGATTCTCCCGGCTCATTCGGAACTTGTTCGACCCACTCCTCGATCACGCACTTCTTCACCGGGTCGCACTTGATCTTGACCGCGGTGCAGATGGGGCATCTCTTCTTCGGGTCTGCCGGGGCGTTCGCATTTCCTGTCGGGTGCCAAAGGCAGTGACTGAGCTTCGCCTTCGCACGTTCTTCCTCTCGACTCACTTCCTCACATCCTAGACAGGAGTTGTTGGTCGGTCAGTTCCTCCTGTCCAGATAGGATATTGGCGACTGAGACGATAAACCGTTTCTGACTTTTTTCAGTTCAACTGGCCGTCATCTGTGAACGAATCGATTTTTATCATGTCCTATTTCATCGTCACTTTTCGGCCAGTTGATACGGCTTCCACTCGGTTCCTCTCGCTTTCGAGATTGCATTGCAGAGACGATTCAGATTCTTGGCATTCAACTTCTTAATATTCCCGAGGTTCTCATCGGGAATCTTGGCCATCCTGACCAAATCTTCGATCAGATCATCTCGACGTTTCCACTTGACGACTTCCGTCATCAAGCCACCTTCCTTCCTCTGACCTTCCTACGGTACATCGGGGCGAACTGTTCCATCCAAGGATGCGACTTTGCGCGGAGGTATTTTCCACTCGATGATTCCTTCCCTCTGTAACCTGGCGGACAGCGAGAATGACAGAACTTTTCTCCCTCCCACTTCAGGAAATCCTCCCATGACTTGAAGTTCCCGCACTTGATGGGAGTCCCATCGGGCATCTTGTCTCTCCAGCAAGGCATTGTCATTTTGTCGGCCTCCGTTGTCGTTGGGAGAAGGTTCTGAATGTGCAGTTTTTGCGAATTCCTTTAAGTTCGATTATCAGAATCTCCCCCTTTCCCATCCCGTGCCCTCTTCAGTCTGATTTCCATAGCCATCTGCCGGACACTGTTGAGGCTTCTCCCGAGATGTTTGGCAACAATCCTGTGCTTGATACCCTTCTCGACTGCATACCTCTCGACGATCTTCTTGTCCTTTTCGGTCCATCGTTTAACCGACATTTCTGCGTTCTCAAGTTCCGGGATGAATATCTCCTCGACCTCTGCGACGATTGGCTTCCTCTTCATATTTCTCAGTCCTCGAAGACCTTAATACTAGAGACGACGGGTCTCGCCGAATGATGGAACTCGAATGTCCCATCATCATTCGTGTCGATAGTCACGTATCCGATCTCCGGTGGCGTGATGATTCCCTTCATGACATCGTAGGGCGTCGGACCCTGCCAACATGGAAGGATGATTCCTCGACTCGCGCTGTACCCGACATCGGTGTAGAAGTGAACATGAGACCGAATCACTATGTCGATCTCTCCATACTTCTTCCTGCTGTCATTCAACTTTAGGAGAACCATGTCTCGGGCGAGAGGCGTTGTCAGATACTGCCAGGTCGCCTTGCTCGGCTGAAGGTAGTGCTGGACATGAATCCTCAGGCCGCTCTTCGTATCGTGCTGGATGAACCTCGGGGCGTACTCTGCATCGACGGGTCTCCCCAGTTTCGGGTTCGTCATCTGATCTGCGACATACTGATCGAGATTCATGTTCTCCTCGACATGATACTTGCTTCCCCATGTGAAGTGGAAGTGGTTGCATCTGAGAGTCTTCAACAGTTCGACGGTGTTCAAGGCTTGAGACCTCTTGTCGGTAGTCCACTGATTGAGGCCTTCAGACTTCCTCGCGGGGCCGTCGCACGTTTCTCCGTTGACTATGACTAAATCGATCTTCCCGAGAGTATCCCTCATCTTGAACCATTCGTCGATGATCTTCCTCTGTGTCCGACTCGGCTTGACTTCGATCTCATCCCCCGATTGGGCATCCTTGACAATCCCGATCTCGGGCATGACCCCTGAGTAAGACCCATCATGGATGTCCCCGATTCCTAATACCCTTGTCATTCCTTGTACCTCCTATCTCATGAGACTTCCAAAATCGAATGATGTGACTCCATACGATAGTCCTCCTCTCTCTAGCCATTCTCTGACGGCGAGATCGAGAGCATCGAGACTGTCATCGTGCGCTCCCTTCGGGAACTGAAGATACTCTTGGATGAGCTGTCTCATGCTCTTGTGAATCAGAATCCTGCCATTCTGGAAGTGGGGCGAGAGAGTAATCATCCTCGACACCTTATCCTTCGAGTTCCTGATTCCCACGACAGGCATCGATGAGATTCTCTTAGCAATCTGAATCAGAGAAGCTTGGTAAGCGTTCTCCTCGATGAAGACCTTTGTCGGCTTCCAGACATTGACTTCTTGGCCGACCAGATTCAAAAGTTCGGGGAAATCCACCTTCCCTGCCCACGATTTGAGGACAAACATGAGACCTCGTTCTCGATCTCTCCCGACCACACATATCGACGAGTTGTCTGCCGTCGCGGACTTCGAGATAGCGGGGTCCACTCCCATCATGACCTCCATCCCCGAACCCTCAGGCGGGTGCGGTAAAGTCGGGTCATCTGCATCCCAGTAATGAAGCCACTCCCCCTTGAGAAGTTCTCCTTCCAATGGCGTCGGGTCGTTCATGTACTCAGCCGAGAAGTAGATGGGGCCGAGCATCCTTCTCAGCCGATCTACTGCCTCGAAGGGGAACTTCTCTGGCCATAAAGTGATCTTCTTCTCCTCATCGAGAATCGCCTGTCTCTTCAGAACTGCGAAATCCCCCGACTTCGACAAGGTAGCATAGAGGTCGTCGTAGTGTTTGGTCGTCCCGATCACGACGAGTTTCTTCTCCCCATGTTCGTCGAGACAGTTCACCAGCTCCTTCAGGAACCACCTTCTCATCGATTCCCTGAAGACCTCTGACATGGCATCCTCTGAATCGAATAGGTCGTCAGCAACGATGAGATCGACCTTCCTGCCCGTGACTCCTCCTCCCCATCCTACCGATGTGATGGTGGAGTCCTTGAGGTTCAATGTCCTCTTAACGATTATCTCATGCTCTGACTCCTTCTCGAATGGACCTAGACCGAAGTCCTGAGCCATGTCGGGGTTGTTGAGCATCTCGAACTTGATGGGCCTCAAGAAGTCCTTTGCCAGTGAATCCGACTGGCTCACGATCAGAATCCTAATGTTCCGATTCGCGGCCACTCTCCACATGGGATAATCGATTGTCGCGGTCTCGCTCTTCCCATGAGTCCTCGGTTCCAGAATCAGAGAGAACTTATGACCCTCGATATGCTCGATCATTTCCTTCTGGTGAGGCGGGGTCTGCCTGTTCCTATACTTGAGACGGAACTTGATGAAGTCCCCAGTGATCTTCTTGTTCTCAACGAGTGAAGTCCGAACTTCCCTTACTGCCTTCAGCAAGGGCGTATCGTTCGAGACCGTCGAGGAACTTCTCTTGGACTTCTTCTGGGACATCCCTGATTGCCTCCATGATCGAGGCCCGGTAAACCTCCGAGACCTCGACTCTCACGGTTTCAGCCATGACCTTTCCCCCGATCTGGTAGAGCCTCAACAGTCTATCAACAGCTTTCAGGAATCCGAAGAGGCAGCCCATCTTCTCCTGTATGGTCGTGGCCTGTGCCTTGAGTTCGGCCCACTCCCTCCGGTTCTCCTCTACCATTCCTTGAATCTCGGCGAGAACCTCATCCCCCGACTTCGATCTCCACGCCGCGACTCTTCTCTTCCTAATAACAGTCCAATCGGCATCAACGGTCTTTGGGGAGACCTCTAGGAACCTCCCTATGTCCGTTCTCTGATGTCCTAGAAGTCTCAGTCTCTCTACTTGACCCTGCCTCTCCTCAACCGTCACCCAGGGCCTCTCCTTTTGAGGGGCGAGTTTGGGGATAACCCTGACGGGCTTCCTCTTTGGCGGCATCCCCCCTCAATCCCTCCTGTTTTCTCTATGTCCGGCAGAACGGACATTCGACGAGGAGAGC